ATCTTCCGCCTGCAGGACTTCACGCAACTCGACAATCCGGCCTACGACGCGACGCGGCGCATGGGGTCCGCGATGCCCTACGCGCAACGGCTGCGGAAGGGCATGGGCGAACCCGAGAACTGGCGCGAGGCGCTGATCGCCGCGCTGAAGACGCGCAGCGGAAGGAGTCAGTGATGCCTGATCTCACCACGCTCTGGGCGACCTTCTTGAAGAGCCTCTACGCCGGCACGCTCGACGTGGGGGGCGCGGGGGACGCGCTGATCGTGCGGGACGCGGCGAACGTGGTCGCCGTGAAGAACACGGACGCCGCGCAGGAGTTCCGCACCTACGGGGGCTACGGCGGATTCGCGGCGATCAAGGCGGCGTCGGAACTGCTGACGATAGCGGCGGCGGCGACGACCGATACGGCGATGGACGTGCCGGCGAACGCGATCATCCTGGCCGTGTCGGTGCGCGTCACGGTGCTGATCCCGACCGCCGCGACGTTCACGGTGATCGGCGCGTCGTCGTCGACGGCGTTCCAGACCGGCGCGAGCGTCGCGGTCGCGGCGGGGACGACCGACGCCGGCACCAAGGCGTGCCCGTTCTTGAACGCGACGGCGCAGAAGGTGCGGATCACGCCCAACCTGTCGCCGGGGGACACGTCGGGGCGGGTGCGGGTCACGATCTACTACCTGACCGTGACGCCGGCCACGTCGTAGCCATGAGGCGCCTGTTCGCGGCGCTCGTGCTGGTCGCGTCGAGCGCCTCGGCGCAGTCGGTGATCGTCGCGGGGGGCATCGGCACCTCGGGCCACTTGGGGGAGGAGAACCCTGGCTATCAAGTCGAAGCCCTCGTCGCGCACCGCGCGGGCGGGTTCGTCTGGGAAGGCACGGCCACGTTCGACTCGGCCCACAAGTACACCGGGGCGGGCTACGCGGTCAACGGTGTCGGAGATGTCGCCCTGCTCGGCGCGCGAGATGTTGGACTGGTGGTCGGCGCGGAATACGGCTATCGCAACGGGGGCGAGTGGGATAAGCACACCGTCTGGCTCCGAGGCGGGATTGAGGGACGCCGCGCCCACGAAGTGATCCGGCTGATCGCGCGGGCGGAACTCGCCGCGACCGACGACACGCGCACGCGCATCGTGCAGGTCGAGTATCGGCGCGGGTGGGGCCGGTGGTGGGTGCTGGGGACGGGTGGGGTGGTCTGGTACGTGCAGCCGACGCTGATGACGGGGTTCTACTCGTCGCTGCGCGTGGGTTATCACCTGAAGGGGGACTGATGCTGGAGTGGATTGTGCCGGCCGTGTCGGGCATCCTCGGGGCCGCGCTCGTCGTGGCCGTCTACGTCATCGGCGCGACGCTGCGCCGCGACCACTACCTGCTCGCGCAAGTGGTGCAGGTCTTGAACCAGAACGCGCAACGGCAGGCGCCGCCCCTGCCGGCCGAGGCGCCGCCCGGCCCGCGCGCCGTCGAGCGGCCCGCGAAGCGAGACGTGACCCGTGACTGAGTATCCGACCTTCCGCCCGCTCCCCGGTCAGGTCCGGTGGCCGTCCGTCCCGAAGTGGACCGACGACCACTGGCGCTGGTGGGTCTTGCAGGCCGGCATGACACCCGCCCAGGCCGAGACGTATCTGATCGAGCGGAAGGTCTGGGGCATGTCCACCACGGCGAAGGGGCAGACGGCGTGGCTCTACCAGCCGACGCCCAAGCAGTTGGTCGCGCATCAGTCGCGGCTCCCCAACGTCCTCTACGGCGGCGCGGCCGGCGGCGCGAAGTCGCATTATCTGCGGTGGGACTTCTACACGCGCTGCCTGCAAGTGCCAGGGTATCAGGCGCTCATTCTGCGCCGCACGTTCCCAGAACTCGAACGCACGCACATGCGCCGCGCGCTGCGCGAGGTGGGCCTCTTCGGCGCGAAGCTCGTGGACACCGAGGTGCGCTTCCCCAAGGACGCCCTGCTGGAGTTCGGCCACGCCGCCGACGAGAAAGCGATCCAGCGGTATCTCTCGGCCGAGTATGACGCCATCGGGTTCGATGAAGCCGGCACGTTCCCGAAAGACTTCGTCTTGGAGATCAGCGCGCGGACCCGCTCGACCGAAGAGGGCGTGCAGGGCGTGGTGCGCCTCACCTCGAACCCGCAGGGCGCGCACACGCAGTATCTCGTGGACCGCTATATCGCGCACGAGGTCAACGTCGAGGAGGATCCCGAATACCAGCCCTCGGCCTACGGCTACATCTCGGCCAAGCTGTTCGACAACCCGTATCTGATGGACGCCGACGGCACGTTCACGACCTACATCCGCCGGCTCTCCGCGCTGCCGCCACTCAGGCGCAAGCAACTGCTCGACGGCGACTGGGACGCGATCCAGGGCGCGTTCTTCAGTGAGTTCTCCCGCGCCACCCACAGCCGCGTCCTTGACCTCGCGCCGGGCCTGACGTGGGAGCGGTGGATCGACTGGGGGTTCAATACGCCCGGTGTCTGTCACTGGGTGGCGTGCCTGCCTGACAAGCGGCTCTATGTGCGCGCCGAGTGGAAGTTCCAGACGTTGGTCGCGGCCGATGTCGCGAAAGGCATCAAGGCGCACACCGAGGCGCTCGGGCGCGAGATCGGCAAGCCGATCAAGATTCGCAAGACGGTCGCGGACCCGTCGATGTTCGCGCGCACCGGCCACTGGGGCGAGAGCCTCGCCGAAACCTTCGGGCGGTCGGGCGTGCCGCTCACGCGCGGCGACAACGACCGCGTGCAGGGCTGGCAGCGGCTGCGCCACTGGTTCCAGAATGCGCCCGACGGCCTGCCGTGGCTGCTCTATCACCCGTCCTGCACCTACGCGCTGAAGACCATCCCGTCGCTGGTGTTCGACACCAACGCGATGACGGGCCGACCGGGCGAAGACCTCGACACCAACGGCGAGGATCATGCGGCCGACACCGACCGCTACGGCGTCATGGCGCGCCCGTCGCCCACGCGCTGGGCCACGGTGACGCCGTCGCTCGACGGCACGGCCGGGCAACTCCTGCGCGACCTCCTGACCAGCCAGGGCGACCGCGAGCGCCTGGGCGCTGACGCCGTGAGGGTATCCTGATGCCGATCACTCCGCGCCCGTGGCTCGTGACGCTGCCCTTGCCCGAGGACGGTCCCAACGCGGCCGGCGAGTGGAAGAAGCGACGCGAGGCGGCGATTGCCGCCATCGAGCGCGACCTTTCGTCGTTCCGCGCGAACACCGACAGCTACAACGGTAAGGTCTATCTCGCCACCGCTGAGTATGATCGCGTCGTCGTCCCGAAGGACTACAGCAAGACGGAGCGGAAGAAGGCGTCCCTCTGCTTCGCGCTGCCCCAGGTCACGCTGAAGCCGCTCCAGCCCGTGCTGACCAACGCCGTGGCCGCGTTCCAGTCGCGCCTGAACGCGGAACTCGGCCAGAACGGCGTGGACGCGATCACGGCCGTCAACGCCGCGCTCTTCGACACCCTCTGCACCTCGGGCTTCGGCGTCGTCAAGATCGGCTACGAGCCGACCGTGGACGGCGAGGAACAGGTGCAGGCCGGGACCGAGCAAGTCCCCGCGCCGCCCTCGCCGGGCGCCGTGCTGAACCTCTCCGCGCCGATGATCGCGCAGCCGATCTTCCGCACGCAGCCGCGCATCGTCTACGACCGCTACTTCTTCGAGCATGTCTCCCCGGCCAAGCTCCTGCGGCCGACGGACTTTCGCGGCGGCGATCACGACAAGGCGCCCTGGCTCGGCGTCGAGTTCCTGATCCCCACGTCCGTCGCGGTCGCGACCTTTGGCGTGCCGGCCGACGCGCTGCACGAGGCCGACGCCGACGACCACCTGATCACCGTGCCGCCCTCGGGCGACGACAAACCCGATCACATGGTCAAGGGGTGGGAGTTCTGGTACTACGCGGCGTGCTTCGATCCCGCGACGCCCCACCCGCTGCGTCTGCGGCACCTCGTGTTCCTCGACGGCCTCGATGACCCGGTGGTGCATCGTGACTCGCCGTATCAGGTGTTCGACGCCAACGGGCGGTTCGTCACGGGCGCCATCGGCCATCCGATCAAGGTGCTGACGATTCGCACCCTGACCGACGCCGCGTCGCCCAAGAGCGACGTGGAGATGACGCGCCCCCAGGTCAAGGAACTGAACCGGGGCCGCACCCAGATGCTCAACCAGCGCGACCGCAACGTGCCGACGCGCCTGGGCGACGTGGAGCGGCTCGGCGGGCAGGAGACGGTGGACAAGATCAACCGGGGCGAGTGGCAGGCCATCATCCCCGTGCCGGGGCTGGACCCCAACAACCCGCCGCTGCAGGAACTCGTGCGCGCGAGCTACCCGCCCGAGGACTTCACGTTCAATCGGATCGTCAATGCCGATATTGACGAAGCGTGGGGCATGGGCGCGAACCAGAGCGGCGTCGAGACGACCGAAGGCAAGACCGCCACCGAGCAGGCCATCGTGCAGCGCAACTCCGACGCGCGGCTCGACAAGGAACGACAACTCGTCCTGGGCTGGTTCGCGAAGAGCGCGGCGTTCCTCGGCGCGCTGATCCAACTGTTCGATGACCGCGCCGAGATGGTCGAAGTCCTCGGCGTGGACGGCGAGGCGCAACTCGCGACGTGGGACCGCGCCGCCGTGCAGGGCCGGTTCGTCTACGAGGTGCATCCCGACGCCGGCCAGCGGATCGACGGCGAGAAGTATCTGAAAGACCTGATGGACGGGTTCAACTATCTCGCGCGGGATCCGCACGTCCAGCGCACCGAGATCATCCGGCCGATTGTGGCCGCGCTGAAACTCGACCCCTCGCGCGTCATCGTGCCGCAGTTGCCGCCGAAGGGGCCGGACCCCGCGAACGTCTCGTTCCGCTTCAGTGGCGACGACCTCGACCCGACGCAGCCGAAGTTCGCGATCATCGAGTCGCTGCTGAAGCAGAGCGGCTACACGATTCCGCCCGAGGCGCTCGCGGACGCGCGGGAACACGCCGCGCTGCAGGCCAAGGTGATGGCCGCAGCGGGCATCCCTGGCGCGCCGGGCGCCGCCGGGCCGACGCCGCCAGGGCCGACCGTGCCGGGCCTCGTGGACCGGCTGCACGCCGGGTCCGCGCCCCAGGCCGAGAAACTGAGCAGCCATCAGGCGGCGATCACCGGGAAACTGCCGAATGCGCCGGACGAGGCCGGCGCGCTGGGAGGGGCGCGTGGTCCGATGTGATGCGTGCAGCGCGGAGTTGCATGTGGGCGATTGGCCGTTCTGTCCGCACGGTCCCGTGCAGAACTACGGCATCCAGACCGACGAGTCGTGGATTGGCGGCAAGACGTTCGAGAACATGGCGGCGACGCCGCTGACCTTTCATTCTCGGCAGGCGTGGAAGGCGAAGATGCAAGAGTTGGGGATCCGCAACGAGCCGAGGCATATCGGGTTGCCGGGCAGCGACAAGAACCCGCACACCCAGAGGTTTCTCTGATGGCTGAGATCCTGACCTCCACGACGCCCGGTGACGTGACGACGCCCGAGGGCGTGCGCTCGCGCATCCTGGC